AGATACAGGCGAGGGTGCAGTCCGTCATGGCCGTTACGATGGGGTTGCAGCAGGTGTTCAATACCCTGAACAAAGACTCTGCGTTCCGTTTGGTGACGGTGGTGAAGATGAAGAACCTGCTGACGGCTGCCAATACCAGATTGGCAGTGGCACTCGGCATTTCCACTGCGGCGGCATCTGCACTCATGGCTACCCTCACGCTGGGCTTGTCCGCAGTCATTACCGGTCTGATTGTCCTGTTCAACAAATACAGCGACGCGCAGGAAGAGGCACGGCAGAAAGCGCAGGAACTCATTGAGGTGGAGAGCGAGGGCAGGGCGCAGATGATAAAGACCCGTTTCGAGATAAACAACACCATTCGCGAGCTGAAGGAGTTCACCGGCAGTAAGGAGGAGGAAAAGAAGAAGACCGAAGAACTGAACCGCAAGTACGGCGAGGCTTTCGGCTACTACGACACCGTTGCCGAGTGGTATGATGTCCTTACGCAGAAAGCTGCAGACTATATCCAGATGCTTTTTCTGCAGGCCAAGGCACAGGCACTGGTCAACAAGGCAGTGGAAGCCGACGACAAGGTGAACAAGCTGAAGGCGACCGATGCCGATGATGTCGATGTCTCCATGGGGTGGTTCAAGAAGTCCCTCCTGTATTTTGCGCAAGGAGAGACCAACGGCCAGATAGACGCGTCGGCCATCATCAAGGAGGAAAACGAGAAGAACAAGGAACAGGCCATCGCCGATGCCGAGAAACTCCGTGACGACCTGCTCAAACAGGCGGAGGACCTGACCAAGGAAATGGGCGAGATAGGCAAAAACAGCAATATCGGCGGCCATTCCAAGCCCGAACACAAGCCGACCGGTGGAAACGGTGACAAGGACAGACAAAAAGAGCTGGAGCGCGAGAAGGCAGCCGAGCAGAAACGAGCCGAGGAACTTGCGCGACTCCGTCAGGAGAACGAGCAGGAAAGCATCGACCAGATGGCTGAGGGCAGTGCCAAGCGAATCCGGCAGATAAAGTTCAACTACCAGAAAGAGGAATCCGAGATAAAGGCGCAGGAGGCCAAGTGGCGCGATGCGCAAGGCGGCAACCTCACGGAGGAGCAGGGCGAAGCCCTTGCGGAACGGTTACGTCTGGCACAGGAAGAACAGCGCAAGGGCTTGGAGGAAATTGACAAGGAATCCCTGAAGAACGAGCTCCAGACCATGGTGGACTACCTGCGCGAGTATGGCACACTCCAGGAGCAGAAATACGCCATCGCCAAGGAATACGCCGAGAAGATACGCGAGGTGAACGGGGGCGACGGCACGGCTGAGGAGAAGCGGACCAATGCCCAGAACCTTGCCTTGAACATAGACTGGAGTACCACCTTCGAGGGTGTCGGCAACGTGCTCAAAGACGTGGCGAAAGATACCCTCGCCAAGATAGAGGAGTACATGCAGACCTCCGAGTTCAAGAAACTCTCGGCGGAAAACAAGAAAGTCTATACCGACCTGCAGGCGAAGCTGAAGGACGAGACCGGCGGCAACAGCACCAGTGCCTTCAACTTCAAGATATGGGGCACAATCGCCGAGAACGTGAAGACCTACCAGGACAGCGTGCGCACGCTCCGTGAGAAGACTGATGCCCATACGCAGGCCGTGGCCGATTTGGAACAGGCGCAGAAAGACCTTGCCGATGCGACCGATGATGCCTCAAAGGAAATCGCACAGAAAGCGGTGGACATAGCGCAGGGAAAGGTCAACATGACGGCAGCGTCGCAGAACGAGGCGCAGGAGGCCAGCGACAAGGCAAGGAAAACCCTCACCGACAACACCAACGCGGCGGCGCAGGGCATCAAGAACTTTACCGGCTACCTGAACGAGATGTCGGACGGCTCGCTGTACGGCTTTGCCAACGGCATCACCAAACTCATTACCTCGCTCTCCAAAGGCTCTGACGGCATCGGCAAGTCGTTGGGCGAGTTGGGCGGCAAGGTAGGAGGCATCGTCGGTGCCATACTCCAGATACTCGATGCGCTGGGTGATGACCCGAAAGGTTTCATCAACGACCTGCTCGACAAGGTTGCCGACACGATAAACAAGGTGGTGGAGGAACTGCCCGAAATCATCATCGATGTCATCAAGGACGTGGGCAACATCGTGCAGGGACTGCTCAGCGGCATTGCCGGGTGGTTTGGCATTGACGACCTTTTCGGACTGAACGGCAATGAGGCGGAGGTGAAAAAGACCATTGAGAACCTGACCGAGCGCACCGAACTCCTGCAGAACGCCATCGAGGACCTGACCGACGTGATGGAGAAAAGCTATGGTCAGAAAGCCACCGATGCCTACGAGCAGGCCAAGCGCAACCAGGAGGAGACCAACGCCAACTATCTGGGCATCGCGCAGGCGCAGGCAAGCTACTGGAAGCACCACCACAGCTGGAACTACTACTGGAACGGCTTTTCCGATGACCAGACGGCATGGATAAGGCAGAACGTGAAGGAGAACTTCGACGGCAGCATCTGGAGTCTTACACCGGAGGAGATGAAGAAACTCCTCTCCAATGTGGATATAGCCGAGTACATCAAGAACACCGGCAAGGGCGGTTATGGAAATGATGTGCTGGACAAACTGCAGGACTATGCCGACCAGGCGGGAAAGATAGAGGAACTGACCGACAGCTGGCGCGAGACCATAACCCAGATAAGTTTCGACAGCATGAAGGACAGTTTCATCTCCAACCTGATGGACATGAAGAAAACCTCCAAGGACTTTGCCGAGGACTTCGCGACGGACATGCAGAAAGCCCTGCTGAGCTATTCCATGGAAGACCTCATCAACGGCAAGCTGAAACAGCTGTACGATGATTGGGCGCAGCTCATATCCGACAAGAACGGTGAACTGACGGAAAAGGACATCGAGGACTTCAACCGCCGTTATGACGAGATTGTGGCGGAAGGGCTGAAGCGCAGGGACGAGTGGGCGAAGGTCACCGGCTACGAGGACACGGGCGGCACAAGCCAGAGCGCGAAATCCGGAGGCTTTACCGCCATGACGCATGACCAGGGCACGAAACTGGAGGGTATGTTCACCAGCGGACTGCAGCACTGGTCAAGCATGGACGAGCGTCTGGAGACTGTGGCCGACCGCATGAACCTTGCCGAGAGCCATCTGGCACGGATAGCCGAGAATACCGGCACGAGTGCGGGACATCTTGGCGAGATAAAGGAAGACATCAGGAAAATAGTAAGGGACGGACTAAAAGTAAAATGACATGGACAAGATACTTGGAGGACTGGTGCTGGTGAACGGCACCGACATCTGGAAAGAATACGGCGTGTTCCTCGTAGAGGACAAACGAGGCGGAATGGATAACCTTACCGCCATACTCACCCCGAGCAAGACGAAGAAGGACACCGCCGTGAGCATACGCGAGGAGCAGGGCGAGAAATACTCCGCCACACTGACACCGAGAAACGAGCCGAGGGACATCACGCTTAACTTCGCCTTGTACGACAAGACACAGGCGGGTTGGCTGCGGAAATACTTCTCGTTCATCAATTTTCTGAAACAGGGAAAGGGTGGCTGGCTGGACATCGTATTCACGCAGCTTGACCTTACCCTGCATGTGAAATACAGCGAGAGCCCCAAGTTCACACCGCTCACCTACCTGTGGAAGGAAGGCGTGAACGCCGGCAAGTTCAAGGTGAAGTTCCGTGAGCCTGTCCCCATCATCTAATGACATTCAAACAGCATTCCGATATGGTTCTGACAATATACGACAAATACGGCATCGCCCGGACGGACATCTCGCCCGGTGACGGCAGCACCCAGCAGAAAGAGGTGCAGGGAGACAACGTGCTGACGCTCTCCTTCACCCATTACGAGCATATACCCCTTGATGTGAACGACTATGTGGATTTTGAGGGCGAGCGCTACTGGCTCACCGAAAAATACGCTCCTGCCCAGAAGAGTGATGGCGAGTGGTCGTATGACGTGAAGTTTTACGGCATTGAGAGCCTGATAAAGCGTTTCCTCGTGCTGGAGACCACCGACAACAATGCCGAACCAGTGTTCACATTGACCGCCACTCCGAGAGAGCATGTGGCGATGGTCGTGAAGTGCATCAACAACGGCATGGGGCACACCACCGACTGGAAAGTGGGACAGGTGGACGGCACCGACCTCATTGTCATCGATTACGAGGGCAAGTACTGCGA